AGCCGCCCAGATCGGCGCGTCCGAACTTGCCCTGAACTGGCAGGGCTACCTGATGTCGCCGAACTGTGGGGAGGGCGGCCCGTGCATGCTGGTGTTCCCGCAACTGGACGGCGCAAGGCGCTTCGTCAAGACGCGTTTCGACGGCATGGTACGCGCGTGCCCGCAACTGCGCGGACGCGTTCGCGGCCCCAATACGGGGCGGCAAAACACGGGTTCAAGCTGGAATCTCAAGCGCTGGCCCGGCGGTCACTTGATCGTCATCGGCGCGAACTCGCCGGCGAGCATGCGCGAAGCGCCCGTGCGCTACATGGTGATCGACGAAGCCGACGAAGTGCCGCTTTCGCTGGGCGAGCAGGGCGATCCGCTCGAACTGTTGCGCGCGCGTCAGACCACGTTCCCGGGGCGTAAGCTTTTCATCCTGTCGACGCCCACGGTGGCCGGCGAATCGCGGATCGAGCGCGAATATGAAGCGGGCGACCAAAGCCGGTACCACGTGCCGTGCATGCGTTGCGGGGGGATGCAAACGCTGGACTGGGAACGGCTGCGCGCCGACGACCTCGACGACCTGCAACCCCTGTCGGTGTGGATCGAATGCATGCATTGCAACGGCCGGATCGACGAACGCGACAAGCCCGAGATCGTGACCGCGGGCGAATGGGTCGCCGGGCTTCCCGAACGAAGCGGTACCCATCGGTCATTTCAGGTGTCGTCGCTCTATTCGCCGATGGATTGGGTGTCGTGGGCGACCGTCTTGCAGAAGATCCGCAAGGCGAAAGGGCGCCCCGAAGCCCGCAAAGCGCTTGTGAACACGGTGCTCGGCGAACCGTACGCGCACAGCGGGGACGCGCCCGAGTATGGGCATTTGCTGGCGCGTCGCGAAGCCTACGTGCCCGGGGAAATGCCCGCGGCCGCCATTGCCCTAACGTGCGGCGTCGACGTCCAGACGAACCGGCTCGAAGCGCTGGTGTGTGCATGGGGCGAGCGCTTGGAAATGTGGGCGGTCGACTATCGGATCATGATGGGTGACACCGCCGACCTCGACAGCGCGCAAAGCCCATGGCGTCAGCTTGAAGCGCTACTGTTGACCCGCTTCCCGGTCGGGGGCGTCGACGCGGACGCCGAGATCGTGGCCACGGGGCTCGACAGCGGCTTTGCCACCGCCACGGTGTACGAATGGTGGCGGCGGCAAGGGCGGGGCCGCGTGTGGCTACTCAAAGGAGTCGAGCACAGTCACCAGATCGTGACGCGCCCCCGTGCGCTGACCTCGACGTCGCGGGCGAAGCACGGGCACGGCGGGATCCAGACATGCACCGTGGGCACTTCCATGGCGAAAACTGAACTCTTCGAGCACTTGCGCCAGCCATGGCCCGAGGGCGCGGTCACGCCCACGGGGTGGCGTCACTACCCGTTTGCGGACTGGTGTGACGACGAGTTCTTTCGCCAACTCACCGCCGAACGGTTGCAGGTCGAGACCGACCGCAACGGGTACGAGCGGCGGCGATGGGTGAAAGTGCGCGACCGAAACGAAGTGCTCGATTGCCACGTATACGCGCGCGCCGCGGCCGCCCTGGCGAACGTCGACCGGCTGACCGCCGTGCACGTCGGACGCGCGAAGATCGCCCGAATCGAGCCCCATCGGGCCAAACCCAAACGCGCCGACTGGAAACGCCCAAGATGGCGTCGCTAAGTGTACACATTGATATGTACAAATGATTAGATGGATTGACAGGGTGAAAAGTCACACGTAATCGCCGATCATGGCGATTACGTCGGACCAGATCGACAAGCTAGAGGGCGAACTGCTTGAAGTCGCCCTGACGAAGTCGATCGCGTACGCCGACAAGCGCGTCGAATACCGCCCGCTCGACGAAATGTTGCGCGCCCTGAACTGGGCGAAGGGCGCCGGCGGCGGGGCGGGCAATGCCGGATCGGGGCGGTACAAACTGGCGACGTGCGCGTCGAAGGGCTGGCGTAGCCCCCCGTGTGGCGGCGGCACATACAAAACGTCGGGCGACTTCTACACGCTGCGACCGTGGTCGCAGGCGGCCCGATGACGTCGGCCGCGGCGGCGTGGCTTGCCCGCGTCGAGCAGGGGATCGCCCAGATCGATCAGGGGATCGCCATCGTGGCGCCCCGTTTCGCACGTCGGCGGCAACTGGCGCGAATGGCTTACCAAGCCACGGCGAAGCGGGCGGCGTTCGAAGCGGCGGGCACCGATCGGCGTGCGGCGGGCTGGACGCGGGGCGATGGCGGACCGCAGCATGACGCGGGCGAACTGTCGATTCTGCGCGCCCGGTCGCGCGACATGCGGCGGAACAATCCATACGCGCGCCGCGCCATCGACGCGATCGTGTCGAATGCGGTCGGCCAGGGCATTCGCGGCCGCGTGCGGAACGCGAACGGCTCGACGAACGCGCGTTTGCAAAAGCTTTGGGACGAATGGGCGGGCTCGACGGCCGTCGACGCCGATGGGCGATGCACGTTTGCAGGGATGCAACGGCTTGCCCTGGCGTCGACGGTCGAATCGGGCGAATGTCTCGTTCGCTTGCGCCGTCGACGCATGGCCGACGGCTTCGACATCCCGATCCAGTTGCAAGCGCTCGAAGCCGACTATCTCGAAGACGATGCGAGCGACCTATTACGCCGCCCCACGGCGGGCGCGAACCGTGTTGTTCAGGGCATCGAACTAGACCGCATTGGCAACCGCGTCGCGTATTGGCTGTACAAAGAGCACCCCGGATGCTGCAACACGAACGTGTTGCTCGGCGGCGACGCGCAGACACGCATCCCCGCCGACGAGATCGCGCACATGTACCGGCTCGACCGCCCCGGGCAAATGCGGGGCGTGCCGTGGCTTGCGCCGGTGCTTCGCCGCTTGCACGACCTTGACGCGTATGAAGATGCGCAACTAGAACGTCAGCGCGTCGCGTCACAGTTCGCGTGCTTCGTGCGCGACGACACGGGCACGTTGGATCCCGCGCTCGCGGCCGCCTCCCAACAATGGGAAATGCCCGAGTATCTAGAGCCCGGCGGCATGATCGAAATGCCCCCGGGGCGAAACGTCGAGTTTTCCGATCCCCCCGAAGCGCACGGCTTCGCCGATTACCTGAAAGCGAACTTGCACGCCATCGGCGCCGGCGTCGGCGTCCCCTACATGCTGCTCACGGGGGATCTGTCGTCGGCGAACTTCAGTTCGTCGCGGATGGGGCGACTGGAGTTTCAACGCCAGATCCGGGAATGGCACGACGGGATCGTGTTCCCATTCTGCGATCGCGTGTTCGCATGGTGGCTCGACGCCATGGCGTACGCCCAGGGCGTCGACGTCGACAATGTCCGGGTCGAATGGTCAGCGCCCCGCCCTGAAATGGTCGACCCACAGAAGGAAACGACGGCCATCGCTGACCGTATTCGCAACGGGCTCACCAGTTACCCGCGGGCGCTTCGCGAGCAGGGCGACGACCCGGCGCAAGTGCTCGCCGAGATCGCGGAATGGAACGCCGAACTCGACGAGCTTGGGATCGTGCTCGATTGCGACGCGCGGCAACAGACGAAAGCCGGGCAATCGCAAGTCACGCCGAGCGGCGACGGCGAAGACGCCCCCGCGGATGACGCCCCCGACGACGAAGTCGAGGGCGAAGAAGCGGACACCGTCGACGACGAAGCGACCGACGACGAGGTCGAGGAGATCGAAGCATGAAAGCGCTATCGCTACCGATGGGAGAGATCCGCGCGAACGTCGCGCCGAAAACCTTCAACGCTGAAAAGCGGACGGTTGACGTCATCTGGTCGACGGGCGCCGACGTGCGTCGCACGCCATGGCTCGGCGATCCCTTCGTCGAGCGGCTAAGCATGGCCGACGACGCCGTCGACCTGTCGCGCTTTCAAAGCGGTCGTGCCCCCGTGCTTCGCGATCACGATCAGTTTTCGATCGACAGCGTGATCGGCGTCGTGCGCAAGGCATGGATCGACGACGGCGTCGGGCACGCAACGGTCGAGTTTAGCGGTCGCGCTGCCCTGGGCGAAACGCTCGAAGACGTGCGCGCCGGCATCCTGGGGAGTGTCAGCGTCGGCTACAGCGTCGAGGAATACAAGCGAACCGAACGCAAGGGCGAGCCCGACCTGCTCGAAGCCACGCGGTGGACGCCCCACGAAATCAGCTTAGTGCCCATCGGTGCCGATGGGGGCGCGTACGCGCGCAGTGAATCAGCCCGGCACGTCGCACGGGTCATAGGAGAAGCCATGCACGACGATGACGACAAGGATACCCCGACGGCGCCCGCTGACGCACCCGAGCCGAGCGAAGCGCCCGCGGTCGAACCCAATACCGACGCGCCCGAGGGCGACGCCGCCGACACCGCGCCCGAAGTGGCGGCCGCCGTGTCGCGCGCGTTGACCGTCGAACGTCAGCGCGTCGCGGGCATTCGCCATGCGGTGCGCGCTGCCCGGCTGCCCGAGGTCGAAGCCGACAAACTGATCGAAGCGGGCACGACACTCGACGCCGCGCGCGCCGCCGTGATCGACCGACTCGCCGAGGTCGACGTCGAGACCGACACGCGCACCGGCGTGCCCGTGACCGACTCGGGGCGTAGCTCGAAGTTCGCCGACGCGTGCGTCGACGGCTTGCTCGCGCGCGCGGGCTACCTCGATACCGAGAAGCTTTCGCCCATGGCGCGCGACTGCGCGGGCATGCGGATTATTGACGTGGGGTGCGCGTTGCTTTCGCAGCGCGGGCTAAGCACACGCGGATCGAATATCGAACTGATCACCCGCATGATCTCGACGAGCGATCTCGTTCCCGTCGTCGCAAAGGTCGCACAGCGAGCGATGCTCGGCGCCTATCAGCAAGTACCGACGACCTACCAGACGCTTGCACGCCAGGCGTCCGCTTCGAACTTCCAAACGATGGAACGCGCGCGGATGTCCGGGGCTCCCGAACTTTTGCTGGTTCCCGAGGGCGCCGAGATCATGAAGGGGCCGCTGTCCGCCGGCTTCGAGTCGTACAAGATCCAGACCTACGGGCGCCGTGTCGCGCTGACGCGGCAAGCGATCGTCAATGACGACCTGAACACGCTGGCGCGTCTGCCCGCGGCGTTCGGCGCCAAAGCTAAAGAGCTTGAAAACCGGCTGTTCTACGAGCTGTTGAGCAGCAACCCCGTGATGTCCGACGGCGTCGCGTTCTTCGACGCGGCACACGGCAACTTGGGGACGCCCGGCGACGTCAGCAAGACGACGATCGCGGAAGCGCGTCAACTCATGATGTCGCAAGTCGACTCGTCGGGGAACCCCATCTACGTGACCCCGGCCTACCTCGTTTTCGGGCCGGCATCGGGCGACGAGGTGTACACATTCTTGACGCCCGCGGGGTCGTATCTCGCGAGCACGGCGGCCGATGTTGTACCCGCCGCGTACAAGAATCTGATCCCGATCGAAGACCCGAACATTACGGGGAACGAGTGGTATCTGTTCGCGGCGCCCGGCGGGATCGACACGTTCGAATACGCCTATCTCGGCGCAAGCGCCGCGGGGGTGTCGACGGGCCCCGGGCCGCAAGTCGACTCGCGCGCGGGCTTCGAGATCTTGGGTGTCGACACGCGTTGCGTCCTCGACTTTGGCGTCGGCGCGATCGATTGGGTCGGCGTCGTGAAGAACGCGGGCGCCTAACCGCGTCGCCGCAAGGAGGGTTGAATCATGAGCATGTCAGATCGCCAAAGCGGCGACGTCGTCAACGTGGCAGCGCCGACCGGCGGCGTGGTCTCGGGCCGGCTGTTTCTATTCGGGGCGGCGTCGTTGCCGTTGCTACCGATCACCACCGCCGACGAGGGCGAGATCGTTGCGTGCTACACGCGGCAAGTCGTCGAAGTCGAAACCGACGGCGCCCTTGCGATCACCGCGGGCGACTTCGTCACCCCCGACGCAAACGGGCAAGTTGCGGCGGGCACGTCCGGGCTCGTCGCGCTGACCGACGCCGACGCGGTCGCCGGGGCGAAACTCTTCGTGCTGATGACCGGGGTACCGTAACGGGGGCGGCATGCTTGCGTGGGGCGAACTAGCGGGAAGGTTGCAGCGGTCGACCATTCGCCATTTGGGCGAAGACGGTACGATCGACGGCCTACCCGCGCGCTTCGTCGCAATCAACCCCCCCGAAACGCTCGACCTCGGCGAGTCGGAATACCACGGGCAACACCGGCGCTTCGCCGTCATCGATGCCACGGCGCCCGCGTATGAGGTCGGCGCGATCGTGGGGCTACGCGGGCGCATGTTCGAAGTCACCGCGATCGTGTCCGACGGCGAGGGCATGCACGAGCTTACCGTTCGCGAGCGCAACCCCGACACGATCGATCAGCTCACGATCCGCCGCCTGCAACTGACCGCGGTGACCGCGGGCACCGGGCAACCCGACCCGGCGGCACCGGTCGCCGACGTGCAAGCGTGGCTTGCTGCGAACGGCGTCAGCGACGACGTACAGCCGTCGGGGCTTCTACCGTACGAGCTTACCCGATGGCTGGATCGCCACCTGATAAGGGGGGCATGATGGCCGGCGGCGGGATCTCTCTGACGTTCGACACGTCCGGGCTCAAAGCGGCGATCGACGCGTTCGAACAGAACGCGATCCAAACCGGGGAAGCCACTCGAGCGGCGTCACGCAAGACGGCGCGACAGATCCGCCGCGACGTGTCCCGCGACGTGCAAGCCAAGATCGGCATCACGTCGGCGGCCATGCGTCGGCGCTTTCGCATCTTCGACGCGTACGATCGCCAGACGGGCGCGTGGTCGGTGCGCGCGTGGTTCGGTACCCGTCCGATCTCGCCCTTCGAGGCGGGCGCGCATCGGTCCGGCGTAGGGGTGGCCACGAAGTCAGAACGATGGCCCCACGCCTTCATTGTTCAGATGCGCGGCAAGACGACCGTGGTTCAACGCTACGGCCCGAAACGCATGATCCAAGGCCGCTTGCGTCAGCCACTCGAGACCCTGACCGTCAAGATTCACGACCACGTCAAGGCGGCACTCGACCGCGCAATGCCACGCGCGCAAGCGACGTATCGCGCCGAGTTCGTCGATCGGTTGCGATCGCAGATCGCAAGGGGGGGCGGCTGATGTCGATGCAACTCCCCGGCTTGGTGGGCGTCCCGCTTCCCCTGGTTCACTTCGCGGCGTACGTGCTCGCGGTACAGAACGCGATGGCGGCGTTTCACCCGTCGAGTCCCCGCGTCGTGCTCGCCGAGCATATCGGCGAAATGGACGCGTCGGGGCCCATGCTGGTGATCGACATCCCGTCATGGGATGCCGCCGACACCCAAACGGGGCCGGGGCTCGACGCGATTGTAAATCTGGAGTTCGTCGTCGGGACCGACCGGGGCAAGTCGGACGCGGGCGCGATGGATTGCTATGACCTCGTTGAGCAAACCGTAGCGCTGGCGAATGAAAACCGATGGGGGCTCGGCGCCGCCGTCGACCCGTGTCGCTTCGTCGGTGCATCGCGCGAAGGAATGGGGGCGGTTACTGACAACTGGTACGCATGGCGGTGCTCGTTCCGGCAAGCGATCCGGCTGCCCGTGCCCGCCGACCTCGGCGACAATCTCGGATTGGTGATCGATGCCAGCGCGATTCACGAAGTGTGGTTGGGCTTCGATCCCGACATCGGGCTAGCGCACATCGCGGATTACGTGCTTGTCGCGAAAGTGGAGCCGACGCCATGATCGCGACGCCGACCGAGTACGTCGCACGCATCGCCCACGCGATGCTTGCCCGCGTCATTCGTACCGCCGAGGTGGTCGAGGTCGCCCCCGTCGACGGCCTAGTGCGCGTGCGCTTCGAGGATTCCGAAGAGCAGCCCGAAAGCCCATGGATCCCCTGGGCGACCACGTCGGCGGGCGCGAACACGTGGCAATGGTCGCCGCCCGAGGTCGGGGCTCGAGTGGCCGTTTTCTCGCCCGGGGGCGACGTCGAGGCGGGCTTTGTGCTCGGCGCATTCCCCGACCTTGCGAACGCGCCGGGCAGCGACGACGGGCAGCAAACGATCAAGATCGGTGGACTGACGATCACGGTCAAGGGCAACGGCGACGTGACGATCGATGCCGCCGGGTCGCTGACGATCAACGGCGCCGGCGTGACCGTCGATGCGGGCACGGCAAACGCCGTCGTCAAGGGGTTGAAGGTGGAGCTGAACCCATGACCGCCCCCGTAGTCACAAGCGCCGACAAGATGACCACGGCCGGTTACACGCCGCCTGTCGCGGACAATGCGACGGGCGCCGAGCCGTC